CCTACTTTACTTGTTAGTGTAGTTGCATAGGAACCTACCTTACCAAAGTTTAGTTTGATTCTATGTACAACTAAAGACGCATTAGCATCACTAGTGAATCTATTATCTTTAGTTGAAGATACATATAATGTAGGGAAATTTACTTTATAATCATATAGGAATCCTATATCTACTGTAGCGTTAGACCAGTCACCTGATACTTTAATAGTACTACCATCTTTAGTAGCCTTACTGTATCTACCATTAATATCAATAATAGCTATATCATTAGTACTAGATGATACGTCAGATAACCAGGTAGTATTGAATGTAGTTTCATCATTAACAGCATTGAATACACCACCAGTTACATTAGCTACATAGTTATCTAAATGTACTAAGTAGTTAACACCATCTTCAGTAATACTTTCATCAGTATTTTGTATTAGATTTATCTGTTGTAAGAAATTATCACTATCTAAGAAATAATATACATCATCTATTATAAAATGATATATTAAATTCTGATTTAACTTCCATTTAAACCAAGACGCTTGAGGTCTTCGTTCTCCAGTAAATAGATACTTAAAACCATATATAATATTAGGTTCAGCATTACTTGTACTACCAAATAATACAATCTGGTTCTCTCTTGAATTAGTTATTAAATCTATATTTTTAGGTAATAGACTTGGTACTAATTTACTTGTCTCTACTATAATAGGATCTGATTCTCTTTCAATTAGACTCATTTCATTGAATCTACTATACTTACCAGAGTTATCAATATAACCTAAAGACATACCTAAAGATACAGGAGGTATTACTGTGTTGTAATTGAATGCAGCTATACTCTTTAGTTTAGCTGTATCTGGATTTAATATAGTATCATCAGAAGATAATAAGAATTGCTGGTTACTACTGAATACTACAAGACCAACAGTAACTTCTATACCATCAAATAAATCTGATGGAAACATAGAGCTACTAGATATATCAATAGGATCATTAGAACTAATCGTTAAAGCTGTCTCAGCCCAAAAACTAGGTGCATTAAATTCACCAGGTTTTGATAATATAACATTCTCACCAGATAAGAAAGCTAGTCTATTACGAAAGAATAGTACTTTATTAATCTTTCTATCTTCTGAATATGTAGCTATACCTGGGCTACTATATGTAGGATCACCAATAAAAGAGGGTGCTTGATTAGTAGAATCATCTCCTACTTCTCTATCAGCCCACGTAGCAGTTTTAATTAAGAAGTCTCCATCTGCTTGACGTTGTAATATATGAGGCATAGTGGAAGCATTGAAGCCTTTTATAATACCAGGTCCAGGGCATTCTACCCAAGATCCACTACCTGAAGAACCCTGTTCTCCAGAGAATTTAAGATAATAATCATCTTCTTCAGCCATTCTAGCATTAGTTACTTTAATTATATAACCATGCTTACATTGATTAGGTAGGTTAGTAACATCATTTATTTCAGACTGCATGACTCTCATCAAATCAACGTCTGTACCTTCTACAACAAAAGGATTTGAACAGTATATATATAAACCATTACCTATAATCTCTGTATTTAAATCAGCTCCATCTATAGTTATTCCAGTTAACTCTTGTTGAATACCACCTAATACAGTGTCTAATGTTACTGCTGTATCAGCATCAAACGGTGTTGGTGCAGGTCTAACTAATTTAATATCAGCTTTAAGTGTTGCAGTTTCATGATCTGTTACTTTAATTGTATAATCATAATTAGTTTTAGCTTGATCTAAAGTAACTGTAACTTCATCATTGTCTACCCAACCTTCTCCACCATGAAGTAAATCTATCTCTCTGTTATAAGTACACTTAAATGAAGTTGCATTACCTTCTACATTAGATGCTTGTCCTAATGTAGTTATACGGAATACTAAATTCTTTTTATCTCCACTATCAACACTAAATACCTGTGTACCTATACCTGGACAATTACCAGTACCAGCATTTTCAGCTAAGGTATCATTTTTAATTTTTAATCTTGTAGCTCTACTTATAGTATCATCCCTAAGACCATTAGGAGTAGAGATATTTAAACCATATTGTCTACCATTTTCTGTTCTTATTATTTCTAAATAAGCAGAATATGCATGAGGTTTACCATCTGTTGTACCTGTAGTTTTAACTAATTTAGTTCTATTAGTTAAATAAGTAGTATCATTTATAGTTAATGCTTGTAAGTCTTCTGTAGCTGTAGCACTACTAGGAGTTAAGTAAGTAGTTATAGCAGTATGATTTGAATTACCTGAATCATATGCAGCATTATCTGTATGATACCAGACATTCTTTTCTGTACCATCATTACAACTCCATACCCTAACCTTACCATCACTAGCTATCTGTCCTATATAACTACCTTCAGTCTCATCTCTATAGTAATGAAACCAAGATCCATTAGACTGTACATTAGTTAGTTTATTAGTTCCTATTCTTTTACTACCAGGTCTTTTATATAATCCCCATGTTATATCAGGTATAGCATTTACTACATCTTTTACTTGACCTGGCCTCTTTAACTGATCAGCCTGTTCTGATATACCACCGTAATAACTAGGGATTTGTTGAGATACTCCAGCCATTATCTTCTAAGATTCCTCCATGGTTGATAAGTAGTTATAGCACTGTCATCTGGGAATCCAAACATACTATGATTACCTTGGTTACATTCATATTCGATTGCAGCAGCTCTTGCCATTGACTCTTGTGTACCTAGTAGTTGTACTAGTTGAGGGTTAGCTACAAGCTGTGTAGCAGCCATCCTAGCTGCTCTATAAGTTACGTATCGTCTAAATACTGATGGTAACTTTTCAAATTCAAATAGGTATACAATATCTAAATCAATATCTTCTAATGCATTTCTAACGAATTTCCATGTTGCACCTCCATCAGCTGCTGTACCTGAAGTATGTGTTGGACCTCCAGAAGAAGCTGAAGTACCTGCTACAGTACATTCATATTCATTACCTGAATTAACTACTGATGCACCTACTGCATAAGCTGTACTAGCAGCCCAGAATGTACCATTAATCCATATATCTGTATGATCTAATTTATCATATAGAAATCCATTTCTTATTACTGGATCATACTCTCTAGATGTCCATCCATCTGATACATCTATTTGTAATACTGTATCTGTAACTGGTATCTTACCATCATTATTTGTAGTAAGTGTTACATGGTATTCTGTATTGAAGTGCCAGCCTTCGTTCTGTACATCAATATTAGAATCTCTAAGTAGGTTATAGATAAATGCAACCTCTGGGTTCTCAAAGGTTAGAGTGGAAATAGGAGACTGTCCTATGCTCCCTAGTATTGAGTTTACTGCGGAGAGTTCTGTCTCGTTATCAATTGTAGTCGGCATAGTTTAAATTACATATAAAAAAAGAAGGGGACCGAAGTCCCCAATTGTTGTGTTTAGGATAACTGAGCTGTTACGACATTACAAGTGTCATATACACCTGTACTGCCAGCTGTAGGATATGCTAAACGTAAGTTTTTAGTAGTAGATGCAACAGCTGAAATGGTTGCATATGTACCATGAGTTTTAGCTACGGAAATTCTAACAGCATCTGTTGTGCAGACACCTTGATTTCCCTTTGCTACTGGGACTGCCATAATTATTTATTTATTAAGAAACTGTTCCTATATTAGCAGGAGTCAAATGTTGTCTACCATACTCTTTAGGAGTTGGAGGATTAATAGTAATTGATTGAGCTATACTACCTATTCCAGCAAGAGATCCTCCATTTCCCTTTACTCTAGTTATAGTTGTAGATACACCAGGTCTAAGAGACATAATATATACCTCTTATGATCTAGCTGATGTAAGTTCAATAGCAGCAGCAGGGTTAAGTGCTTTTGCTCCCATTGCTAAACGTCCCACAATGACATCTCCTTGGTAAAGTACTGATACATCACCTGAAGTTACTTGAACTTGAGGACCGATTGCTTCAACAACACCAGCAGCATCTTTATAATAGATAAGACCGCAGTGAGTTGAGAAGTCACCATTATAATCGTTATTCTCACCAGCTACTGAATTAACTGTACCAGCTAAGAATGGTAGGTTGTTAGAACGTCTAATCTGAATACCAGCGATCTCATATAGACCTTCACCAGAATTTAGATTACCTTGTCCATTACCATAATCCCTATTAAGGATGTTAGTAGATACTTGAGACACTAGTGCATAGTACTGTCTTGGAGATAGTACAGCTGTTCTGCCTTGCTTAGGCATATTCTTCTCATCAAGTATAGAAGCTGCTTCAAAGAAAGCATCAACTAATGCTTGTGCATCATACTCCTTAGTTACACCTAGTTCAATAGTAGAACCACCAGGCTCAGGACCAGGAGCTGCAGTGATAGGATGTGCTTCACGTGCTGCTAAAGCAATCGTTCTGAAGATCTTCTTATCATAAGACTCAGCTAGAGCATGACCAATCTTCTTACTGATTTCCCCACGTAGTGAGTAATGAGCAAGTGTTTCGTCTAGGTCATAAATGAAAGCTGAACTGATAAGTAGGTCATCACAGTTGATTGTCTTCTCAGCTACTGGAGGATCACCTGAACCAAGTATAGGTGTTCCTGGGGTATGGTATGCAGCTTGCATACGCCCTGTGAATATGAACTGTAATGATTTACCGTTCTTTAGAGTACGTCTTTGTACTGTATCTCTAGCAATTGTTGCTGACTCATAAGCTTTGAAAAGCTCACCTGAGAACAGCTTGAGGTAGGTTGCATACTTATTATCGTAATTACCACCCCCTGTATTTGATACAACTTTATTAAGTGTACCTAATACGGTTTGTGAGGCTTGTGCCATTATATTTAATTAATGTATTTGTTTACTGTCTTCCAGCTGAAAATTTTTTGATCATTTGTTGTGGTCTATCCCACCGTCTAGACGGCTTGAGGGTATCCTCCGTAGAGGGCCAGAAGCCAAAGGAAAAGGAGTCCGACACTGAGGTGCTCCTGATCCGAAGTTATTTAGAACTTCATGTATTGTAGATAAGATCCTGCTTTTAAAACTAAGTCAGAAGCATGGTTTGTATTCTGTGCTATTTCAAATGCAATATCACCAGCAGTACCTGCATTAACATAAACAAAATCTTGCTTAAGTGTAACGAGACCATCTGAAGATCCTGTGATTACATCTTCAGGGAAACCAGTAGCACTACCATCTACCGTATTAGCAAAGCCCTGTGTAACTTGGTCTGTACCTTCAGTAGCTGGTAAAGTTGATACATC